TAAATTGTAAATCTCTTGCCCGCGCACGTATGGCGGTTGTTAACTTGCTTTCAAAAAATTCACGGGTATCCTTTAAGTCATTTAGACGTCGATCAATCAAATCATTAAACGTTCCAACAGCGTCAAGCGTCGAGCCCTCAGCGATGGCGTTTAGCGCTTCCTCAGATGCTACGCCTAACGTTGCTAATTTATTAATCGTCTCGTCTAACGACTTAAACGTAAACACGGAAGAAAAATCCAGTTCAGCCTTAGCCTTTTCTACGGCAGCAATCAAATCATTTGTTTCCGTCACCGCCGCACGCGCTCGAAAGACGTATTCATCAACGCCTACACTTAGATCACCGCCAAATGCCTCGGTCTCAAATAACCGCCTACGCGCGGAATTAAACTCCGTCGTGACTTCATTAGCGGTTTTTAATTGCTCGTTGAGTAACTTTTGCTTCTCTGCAAATACGCCCGCAGCCTTAGCGGCTTGTGTTGTATCTGATTCGTATTCACTAACCCAGTTAGTAAACCGAATAAGCAACCCAATGCCCGCACCTAACGCGACAACCAATGCTCCTGGACCAGCAAGCAGCGCCGCGTTCAGTGCAACTACGCCGGCGGTCGCGGCCGCAATAACTGGGACCATCGATCTAATCACTTCGGATAGTATTTTTCCAGACTGCGACGCGTCGTCAAACGCACCAGGAAGATCGGCGAGAATCCTAAGTGCGTCCGTAGCGGCGTCCACGGTGGATCTAATCGCTTTACCTAAGCCACGATCACCCATTTGCAACACAAGCTCTTCGGCCACGGACCGCAATGACTTTAGAGCACCGATAAGCGTATCATCCACCATCGCCGCTAATTTACGTGTAACGTTCTCAACTTCGTTGTTTTTTTCGTTAAGATCTCGCAACTTATCCACGTTACCGGACAAAATAAGCGCGGCAGCAGCATTGCGACGGCCAAAGATTTCAACGGCATCGGCCGCGCCTAAGTTAGCTTCCCCGAACTTCTCAAACGCCCCGATAAGTCCGGCTGTCGTTGGGTCAACATCCTCCATAGTAAGGCCAAGCTGTGAGATTGCCTTTTCGGCGTTACCAGTCGGCTTAAGTAACGCTGCCATCGCCCCGCGAAGATTCGTACCGGCCAAGCTCGCTTGAATACCACTGTCACCCAACACACCGATTGCCGCTGCTGTCTCTTCAATACTCAGACCGGCCGAACCGGCAACCGGACCAGCTAACTTAAACGCCTCGGCAAGCTGCTGCACGTTAGTATTGGCACTGTTTGACGTGCTAGTAAGTACGTCAGCCACGCGTCCGGTTTCACTCGCCGCTAAGTTAAACTGACTAAGAATGTTTGACGCAATGTCGGCACTCTCACCCAATTCTATCTGACCGGCTACCGCAAGATCTAACGTAGCAGGCAGAGCGCTGATAGCCTCTTGTGTCTCAAAGCCCGCACGAGCTAAGAATAATAGGCCCTCACCCGATTCCTTAGCGCTAAACCGAGTTGTCGCGCCCATACGCCGCGCAGTCTCATTTAGCGCTTCCATTTGTCCGGTCGTTGCGCCTGTCACACCCCCAACGGTTGCCATCGTCTCCTCAAACCCGCCAAGAATACTAGTAGCTTTCCGCAACCCCCCACCGGCCAGCACGGTAGTAAATAGACCGCCAAGGGCGAACTTAACCCTTCGCGCCGTGCCGCCTAATGCGCTTATACGACTATCAACGCCCCTGACACTGCGATCCAATCGCTTTGAATCGCGCTCCATATCACGACTTGCTTTACCGTATTGCGTCGCCCCTACGCGAGCGCCGCGAGCATCAAAACCAACGGGAAGAGTAGCCATTTACTTACTTTCCATCCGACATTGATTCAAGCCACCGACAATCAAGAGATTTCACTAAACGCCAAACGTTCAATCTTATTTCGGCGTCGAATAAGCACATTAAGTTCGCCCATGCAAGATACTCAGCAAACGTGATCGGCTGTAGTCCTCCAATGGTGTTTAATCGTGTCTGATTTAAGTCAATAAACGCGGACCACACAAATCTATCATCGTCGTCTAACTCCGGCCGATCATTCAATGCCGGAACAGATAATCCTTTATCGGCTCGCTGCTCGAGTATGCGCTCAAACTCGCCCCACTCTAGGCGCCACTCGAGCAGGCCCTTCAGTTTCCCTCAGAGGTCCTATCGGCTTCAATGGAAAACGAACTGGTCGCACGAGCCACATCAACAACAAAATCAAAAATATCGGGAAACTCGTTAAGAATTCTAATGGCGTCATTTTCGCTATAAGACAACTCAACGAGGTTGCCATCAGCATCAAGCTCTTCAATATTACGCCAATCAACAAGCACGTAGCGCGCCAAAGCCTTTATTGCAATCTCTTTCTCGAGCGCCTCCGTACCTACGCCTTGCTTGAACTGGCGACTATGAGGTTTGCTTAGCTTACGGATATAGGCTTCGTATTCGGGATTGCGTATACTTGCAATCTTAAACTCAATATCGTCCGCAAATGTAAACCACTTACCTGCATTCGCCTTTTCAGGATCGACCTTAAACTTATCCAACGTAGCCATGACATACCCTCTTTCTTAGTTAATGACAATTGATTCAGCAAAAAAAAAACGTTGGTCCTTAATTTACCCGGCAACCCTCGCGATTTTAATCATGTTGCCATCCGCAGCGTCACGCTTGACGCCGAACGAAAGATCAGCCACAACGTCTTGGTTACGGCCTCCGGCCACACGCGAACCATCGGTAAACTTGATTGCCGGAATGTCCCACACGTAAGCGTTACCGCTTGCATCTTCGGTCACGAGCGCAAGACTGGTCTCATTAAAGTTGAGATATTTATCAAATAGCGCGCTGTCCTGAAAGTATGCGCGAAGCGTACCGGTCACACTAATGCCGCCCTTGCCAAGCTCATTACTTCCAAGCTGTCCAACAACAGGCCTAGTCCGTAAGTTATTGTTAAACTGGAAGCCGAAGTTAATAATTTCAATAGCCGACGTCGCTTCTTCGATGGTAGGCACATGATCAATCGCATTCATAACCTGGTTAGAAGGCGCGGCAGTCACACTGCCCAGCGTAGAGCTCGCACTCTCCTCATTTTTGCCCATGATGTTCATCGAACCCGTGATTATGCTATCAGTCTCAACGTTAAGTGAAAACTGATCAATCATACACCCGACATATCGTGCAAACTCTGAACTAAGATCGTTGTAGTCTCGCTGCAAAGTAAAACTTCGCAACGTCGTACCATTGACGATAGATTCCATCTCCTTAATCGTAATCGAGTCACCGGAGCTTTCATCGGTCAAGCTCTGTTCAACTACTAACTTACCCGCAGCAGCCGACACAACCTTCTTGTAACCGTTATTCGCGGCCTCAGTGAAGCCCCGCACTTCTATCCACTCACCGACGCCAAACACACTAAGGTCGCTACTAGTAGCGTTGTAGCTATTATCGGTGCTCGCAGCGTCAATGTCGGTGACGCTGCTAACCGTATCCACCGACGTGTTCCACGTGCTAAGCATTGCGCCCGCAATTAGATCGTCGAGCATGCCATAGCTCAATTCAAAGTTAATCGGACCGGCGGCATTGATACTCGTGCGGATAATATCCGCGATCTCACGATCCTCACGTATTTCTTCACTTTCGGTCGTCTGCGTCTCTTGCTTTAGACCTTCGCCCGTCAGACGCACCCCTGTAAGTGAACCACTAGGCGTAGTGCCCCACGTGGTTTCTTCGATGTACGCCAAGTCAATGCGGTTAGAATCAGACATTTTCCTATCTCCATTAAGTAACTAGATCCGCGTAAAAGGGAATCATCAAATCCACATGCCACCAGCCATTGTTCTCACCCACAACCTCGACACTCGGCGCTCTAAATAAGACACCATCAATTGTAGTAGCACGAAAATCATTGCCAATCTCTTTAGCTAATGATCTTATTGTACCATCTCCCGAGTTTAACGGGGCGAAAATTTGTGCAATTAGAATGCCGGGATTGCGGTACCTATTTAATTTTCCAATCCCTACAATATTGGATTGCGAATGCGTTATTCTCAACCTGATCCACGTATCATCAGCCGGCGGATTAAACGGCGCGTTGTCGTACTGAACAGATACACCACACAAAGCGGCTACATCCTCAAACTTATCGGCAATCGTCGTTGCTATAGCGTCAAAATCAGGCATTAGCTAATCTCCAAACTTTGATTCAACGTCTTGCAGACTTCGCTCAATCCAACGCGGGCTTGCCTTCGCGCTATGTCCCGTGTTGATCGGCTCAATATAGGGTAAATTGTTCGTGACCCACACAATGGAAAACGGCTTAAGGCTCGTAAAGGCGTTAAGTGCTTCTTTTTCGGCGCGCTCAAAAGCCGCCTGGCGGCTTGTTCCCGCCGACGGCAAAACGCCAGTCGGCACAGTCTCCACGCCGGTGCGCCAATTGCTCTGCGCACGTCCGGTGTCTACGGGCGTCTTTGCAACTACTTCCTGCAAAAAGCTCAAAGCTACCTTCTTATGAAATTGCACAAGCTCCGCTTCGACTTCGTCATCAAAAGCTTCCAAGTCCGCCAAGAATTGTGTGAGACCTGTACTCATCGGTTAAGCACCAGTCGGTAGGCAGTTATGCTGTTTCCGCTCCAAAGTTCCATTACTTTAACTATGCGCATTGTTCGACTACTAAACTTGACTTTCATTCCCTGTTCAGGCGTCGTGTTTAGCCCGCTGGCAGCAATAAATATAGTCACATCGCTAGCCTTAACTACATCATTATCGACAAAACGCTTATCTACATCAATCGGCGGGCTGATCGTAATCACTTCTTCAGCGACGGTCCCGACCATCTTGCCCGTCGCGGCGTTAAACGTCTGGGCGCTGTCATCGACAATCGTGGCGCTTCGCCCAAACTTATTTATTAGCTTGAGTGCTAACGGTACAAATTTTGCATCAAACGCAGTCATAATTATACGCGCTCAAGACTGCTATGCCCTGCGGAATGAATTAACTGCCGCACTCGATCCTCAACAATCCTATACTTAGTAACCTGTGCCGCCCCGCCCACGTACTCAATGTCTTCCTCTAGCTCTGCTAACTTATTGCGCTGACTACGTATACGGCCCGGGTTATCAAGGTCGGGATACACGTCCTCGGTCAAGCTGCGGAGCGCCATGATCGCCGTAGCGTCCTCTAGGGCCGCTGGCACCTCGTCGCTGTCAAACTCCCAGCCGTCGCGATCAACAACGCCATCACGTGGCCAGTCTAACGCCTGATCCTGTCTTACGCGCGTACCCTTCCATCGGCCGCCAAACATCGCATCTAGTGCGCGTGTCGCCTTACGTAGTGCAATTTCTTTGTTCGCCTCTGACGTAGACGCCCACGACGTGTTTCCATAGTTACTGTGGTAAGTATCGGCCGTGTTGATAGAAATATAACTATCGGCAGTTTCCTTGCCGGTTCCGTCTTCTACTACAATAGCCATTTTAGTTATCCCGCTTATCCAAAATGTTCTCGATACGCTCCATCCTAGATTCAATGGAGTCCAACTTATTTAGCTTCTCACGAATCACAGCAATCGTTATCGCCGACTCTTCACGTGCGCGAATGCGATCTTCCTGATCCGTCTGCGTACTTTTAAGGATGTCTAACTTATCCTCGGTAGATCGGACGGCCATATCTAGCTCATTGATCGAAGTAGAATTTATTTTGGCCGTCCGCAGTGCGTTCTCACTCGATTTCCTCAGCGACGCAATAGACCCTCCATAGTTTTGCCCAGCAGCCCACACGGACACGCCAGCACCTAGTACACCGCCCACTAAACTAGCAGTCAAAGCGATGCCTGCTAGAGACACTTCAAACTTTTTCACTTGACCGGCTGTCATAAGTAACGCTCCGATTTTATCTATACCCTGAATCAATTGTCATCTTACCGGCCGCCACCACAACGTCGTTCCCGCTGCTGTCCCTGATCCACAATCGGTAGCCATACTTACCGATGGATTGGTCTAGGTCAGTCTGCTAAGCGTCTCGACTGCGAAAATGATTTCACTGGCGGCCGTCGGATCGTACCCTGATATGGTAAATCGTAATGTACGATCCTCCTTCTGATACACCTTCGCATCTTGGTCAGTAGCAGCCATTATCCTGACTCCGCGATTAGGTCGATTGTTGCCGTGTAAGTCGCATTTAAGTTAATGCGGCTGGTATACGTCGCGTCAAGACCGATGGTCGGCTCGTACCTCGCCTCTAATTGTACCCGGTTCTCGTCCTCTAAACTCGGAATTTCATCGGTCGTAAATGACGCACTACTTACTATATTTGAATCAAGATCGTCTGCGTTCGTGTGAACATAATGAAAATAGTAAGTTGTGTTGTCTGTCAGGCCGCTGGCGCTGAAACTCTTTGTACCGGTCGTGCTGATTGACTGGCTATCGCTAAACGCAGCGGACGCTCCCGCGTGGTCTTGCCCTGCCTTTATTTGCGCTTCCGTCGGTTGCGTTGCAGACTCTGTTACTACGGCGTAAAGAACGCCGCTGGCCGTGTCGGTGTCTACCGTTCCGTCGGCGGTCGCGAACCCGGTCTTTGTACCCGTCGGGTTGGTCAGCACTGGCCCAACAATCGTGACCTGCACCGCCCCGATGTCTCGCGGCGAGTAGGTGCCCTGCGACTGGATGGCTCCGATGTTCGGCACGGTTAAGCACTCCCCGCGTCAAGGCCGTTATCGATGAGCGGACTCCCATCCTTCGGCGTGAAGTCCTCCGATCCATCGACTACGGACGTGAATAGTGGGTCGCCTGACTGGTTGTTGTCTCCCGGCGTTTCTGAAAGATTTGTTTCGCCGCTGGTGTTGTTGTAGTAGGTGAGGTTGTTCAGCACGGTGATATCGCGCTTGAACGGCTCCAGGGGCTTGAGCGTCCGCGACAGCTCCA